AGCAATTCCCAGCCTGCGTGCGCCTTTCCCCTGTTTTTCCCGCACCCCGGACTGGCCCCTGAGCGCCCTTCTCGCCCGTTTTTACGGTGTAGTTGGGTGCCAGTGGGGCCGTCGCTTCTCCGAGGCGTCTGTCGTGAGTGCGTTTCTCACCTTTGGGCAACTTCCGCATGTTTACGCGGTTTATCCCGTACAGGTGCTAGACTGAGTGCATGACCCCGACACGCTGCCTCTATTGCGCCGGACCCCTTGTGCTCGTGCGCGCCGATGCGAAGTTCTGCACGTCGAAGTGCGGCACCTACTACCGGCGCGAGGCGAAAAGGGGCGGCGGGTTGCCCTCTGAGATGGCCAATCGGCCTCGTTTCGTGCGCTACACGAGCACGAAGCGTCCGATCATGGCAACAACTGGCGCTTCGGCGTCATCCACCAACGCGGCAACGTGGTCCGACTTCGCTACTGCTTCGGCGTCGAAGATGGGCGAGGGTGTCGGGTTCGTTCTGGGCGCCGGCATTGGCTGCATCGACTTGGATCATTGCTTCACGGATGGCGTTTTGGCTCCGTGGGCTGCTGATGTCGTAGCCGCTAACCCGCGCACGTTCATTGAGGTCAGCCGCTCGGGTGAGGGGCTGCACCTGTTCGGGCTTCTGCCTGAGGGTCCGGGTCGGAAGATCCGTGACGGCCGCAGCATCGAGGTGTACTCGACCGGTCGCTATATCGCGCTGACTTCTAATCGTTTCGGCAATGCGCCGCTGACTTTGGCCCCGCTGGAGGTTCCCAGCATGTAACAGTGCCCCTCGGTGGGCGCGCAAGCGTCCCAGGAGGGCATCATGAGCGTTCCCGCTCCCAAAGGCCTGAAGGCTACCGGCCGCAAGCTGTGGCGAGAGACGACAGACAGCTTTGACCTGCGCCAGGATGAGTTGGAAGCGTTGCGCGCGGCGTGTGGCGAGGCTGACCTGATTACCCGCATGGAAGCGGCTATGGAGGATGAGGATCTGACGACGTTGGGCTCTCAGGGGCAGATTGTCATTCACCCGCTGGTGCAGGAGATTCGGCAGCACCGGGCGACAATGACGGCGCTGTTCCGCGGCTTGAAGCTGCCCGATGATGCCGGCGACGGTGCTGTTTCGCAGCAGCGTGCGGCTGCTCAGTCCCGTTGGGCTGCAGCTCGTGGCAAAAGCGCGTAACGCTACATCCCTTATCACTTCTGAGTCTTCTGAGCTCGCCGAGATCGCGGCCTGGTACCGCGAGATGTTGGACACGACGCCGCCACCTGCGGATCTCGCTTGGGACCCGGTGAAGGTCGGTCCAACGTGGCAATGGGGCAAGGATGGCTGGGTTCTTCCTGAGGTAAGTCTTGGGTGGGATTTCATGGCGTGGTGCGGGTTGTGGCTGCGCGGCAAGAAGGGTCCGTGGGTTTTCACTCCCGAGCAGGCCCGTTTTATTCTTTGGTTTTTCTCGCTCGAGCCTGATGCGCAGTTCACGTATCACTCGGCAGTGCTGCAGCGGCTCAAGGGTTGGGGTAAGGACCCGATGTTGTCGACGCTCGCTGTCGGCCACATGTTCGGCCCTACGTTGTTCGACCATTGGGAGGGCGATCGGCCGGTTGGTCGCGATAACCCGAATGCTTGGGTTCAGATTGTGGCCGTGTCGCAGATGCAGACGCAGAACACGATGAAGCTGTTCCCGTCGCTGATTAGCCCGGAGGCGCGCAAGCGTTTTGGGATTCAGATTGGCCGGCTGAACGTGTGGGGCCTTGGTGATACTCGCCAGATTGAGGCCGTCACGGCGTCCGTTATGGCAATTGAGGGCGGGCGACCGACTCTGATCGGGCGCAACGAGACACAGAACTGGAACTCGTCTAACGGTGGTCACGATATGGCTGGCGCGATTGAGGGCAACGCGGCTAAGTCTGAGATTGATTCTCCGGCCCGCATGCTCGACATCTGCAACGCTTACCGGCCGGGCGAGGATTCGGTTGGTCAGCGTGAGCGTGAGGCTTACGAGTCCACGCTTGGCGATGACGCGAACTTCAGCAGCTATGGCGTCATGTACGACTCGCTCGAGGCTCCCCCGAACGCTCCGTTGACTTTGGACGCGGCGCCGGGTGTTGTCAAGGCGGTTCGTGGTGACGCTGTGTGGCTCGACGCTGAGGGGCGCATCAAACAGTCGATCGCTAACCCGGTCAACTCGCCTTCTGAGTCTCGGCGCAAGTGGTACAACCAGATTACGGCTGCGGAGGATGCTTGGACTGATCCTGCTGAGTTTGACCCGCTCGCCGACACGACGATCACGGTTGAGGACGGCGAAGAGATCGCCATCTTCCTCGACTGCTCGAAGTCGGACGATGCTACGGGCCTTATGGGCGTGCGCATGTCCGATGGGCATGTGTTCACCATTGGCATGTGGCAGCGTCCCCCTGGCAAGCGTGGCGATGGCTGGGTTACGCCTCGTGAGGCTGTCGATCAGACAGTAGACGACACGTTCGAGAAGTATTCGGTGGTGGGTTTCTTTGGCGACCCGTCGCATGTGCTGGATGACGAGACGATGGACCGCTTCTGGGACCCGCTGTTCGATAAGTGGCATCTCAAGTATCGGCACAAGTTGCGTGTCTGGGCGTCGGGCACGAAGGGCGGCAAGGGCCACTCGGTGATGTTCGATATGTCTGCTCGCGACAATGCGCGCACGTTCGCTTCTGCGGTGGGTTTCACCCTCGAAGAGATGAAGTCGGGCGATTTCACGCACGATGCCGACCCGCGTTTACGCCGGCATGTTCTCAACGCTCGCCGTTACCCCGTGCAGGGGTTCGTGTCGATCGCGAAGGACGGCCGCGAGTCGAAGAAGAAGATCGACCTCGCTATCTGCATGGTTGGCGCTCGTTTGGTCCGTCGACAGGTTCTCAATAACGGAAAAAAGAAAGGTGGCCGAGTATGGTGATGCGCCAAAGTGCTGTGCTTGCGCTAGCTAACGACGTTCTGATTCCTGGCTGGCAGTCCGAGAAACAGAAGTTGGATCTCATTGATCAGTGGTATCGGTGGGACCCTGAAAAGGTCCAGATCCCGAACTACGCTGACCCGGAACAGAAGTATCTGCGCGACCTTTCGGAGACTCCGTGGGGCGGGCTGATTGTCACGACGATTGCGCAGCAGCTTTCTGCTGAGCTCGTTCGGTCGACTGAGACTGACGACGTGAAGCAGTTGTGGACCCCGTGGCTACGCAACCGCATGCCGTCACGGCAGCGGGCGATTCACCGTTCGGCCCTCGCTTACGGGTACGCCTACACGACGTGCCTGCCTGGCGATACCGGCGCTGTGATTCGCGGATTTTCGCCGCGGAACATGTACGCGGTGTATCAGGACCCGGTAATTGACGAGTACCCGATGTACTACCTGACCGTTTCGGGCAATTCGTATGTCGTGGTGGATGAAGAGGCCACGTACACGCTTGTGATGCAGGACGGCAAGCTGCAGTTCGTCACTCACGACCTGCACGACGTCGGCGTTGCCCCTGCAGTGCGTTACTCAAACCAGATCGACCTTGAGGGACGCACCCCGGGCGAGATTGAACCGTTCGTGCCGGTCCTGAAGCGCATCAACAAGACCAGCTATGACCGGATGCTGACTCAGCACTTCAACTCATGGAAGATCCGCACGGCTACTGGGCTGGATATGCCGACTGACCCGTCTGAGCGTGAGAGGGTGAAGCTGTTGCTTCGGCAGCAGGACATTCTCACGGGCGAAGAGGGCGTGGAGTTCGGCACTCTCGATCACACGCCGCTCGAGGGATTCATCAAGGCGTGGGAGTCAGACGTGGAGGCCTTGGCCGCTGTGTCTCAGACCCCCGCGCACGCCCTCACAGGCAAGATGATCAACCTGTCTGCTGATGCCATCGGCGAGGCGCGCTCAATGCTCGCTCTCAAGTCCGGCGAACGCAAGATCGGTTTCGGCGACTCGCATGTGCAGACGTTGCGGCTTGCCTCTCACATTGAGGGTCGCTCCCGTGACGCGGAGGACTTCACCCTGTCTATGGGGTGGAACGACCTGGACAACCGTTCACTGTCGATCGCTGCCGACGCTCTCGGCAAGCTCGCAACATCCCTTGGCATCCCGCAAGAGAAGCTGTGGGACCGCGTTCCCGGCGTGACGAAGGATGAGGCTGACGCATGGCTGCGATTCAAGAAGGACAACCCCTCGCCAGAATCACAGTTGGCCCTTGCGCTGAATACACAGTCCAATGGCACTAACGGCTGAAGGTAAGGCACTGACCGAGAGCCACCGCCTCGCACAGCTGGCAATTGCTGCCCGTGCGGATGTGGTGGCTCGGTCGCTGTGGGGCTCTCTTGACGTGGCAGACCTTGACCGGTCGACACCTCAGTGGCTCGGCGCCAACGTTGCAACCGCGCGGCGCTTCCACGGCGAATCTGAGGCGCTTGCTGCGGCATATGTGGGCAAGTACCGGGCTGCTGAGTTGGGCTCGTCTGCTGGTGCCGTGGCGCGTCCGGGTTTCGATGCTGCAGCACAGGCGCAGACGCTCTTGCTCGCTGGCCCGGTACGGGTGAAGCTGCTCGTCGGCAAGGGGGCAAGCTCAGACGCGGCCAAGTCCGGGGCGCTCACTAAATACTCAGGCATGATGCGCCGGCAGGTTCTGTCTGGCGGTCGCATGCTCGTGCATGAGACGACGGGCGCGGATACCAGGGCGCAAGGATGGCGCCGCGTTACCGATGGCGACCCGTGCGCGTTCTGCGCGATGCTCGCCACTCGCGGCCCCGTCTACAGCTCCAAGGCAAAGGCTGACGCGATCGGCGGCACGGGACTGCGCTATCACGGACACTGCGGTTGCACTGCCGAAATCGTGTACGGCGAATGGCAGCCGAACGAAGCCGAGCAGGGGTACATCGACGTGTACGACAAGGCTGCGCAGGAAGCGAACGACGCGGGGTTCTCGCGCACTCAAGATTCGGTCTTGCACCGCATGCGCAGCAATGGCGTCTTTCGGGACTCGCCGCTGAGCCGCAACAAATAGACTTCCCGACCCTTCTTGGGGTCTGGATCACTCGCTGCCCTGGTGGCAGCACGAACCGCCCCAGGAGGGCTAAATGGACGACGACAACACCACCGAGAACACCGACGCTGACGTTGACACGGAACAGGTAGACGCCCCGGAGGCTGAAACTGACACCGAAGAAGCCGAAGAGACGGAAGCTTTCGACTCCGACAAGGCCCGGGAGAAGATTCGGAAGATCAATTCCGAGAACCGGAACTTGCGCAAGCGCGCGACGGAGGCGGAAGCAAAAGCAACCAGTGCCAACGATAGCGGGGAACGGGTGACGACCCTGGAGGCCGAGAATCTGCGTCTGCGCATCGGCGTCAAGCATGGGCTGCCCGAAAAACTGGTGAAGCGCCTGTCCGGCACGACTGAGGCGGAAATCCTGCAGGACGCGGAAGAACTGATGGAGCTGTTTGGTGGCCGCAAGCCGCCGAGCCAGCAGCCCCAGCAGAAACTTCGCGGCGGCGGTGATCCAACGCAGCAAGAAGATCAGATCAGCGACTTGGACAAGTTCGCGGAGGACATCTTCAAGAACTAAGGCACTGCCGACCGGTGGTGCTTTTTTCATTTCAACCCAAGGAGGCCCATCGTGGCACACACCCTTTACACTCCCGAACAGGCCGCGAAGGCAACCCTGGCGTCGCTGCGTTGGCTGAGCAACCTGCCGCGCACCGTGCGTCAGGACTTCTCTTCCGAGTTCGTTGCTGGCATCGGCCAGACCGTCAACGTCCTCGGCCCGATCAGCGCCGGCACCGCGAACGTCTACACCCCGGCGAACCGGACCGCCCGCGCCGCGATCGGATTCAACGACCTGGCTCAGGCGTGGTTCCCGGTGACTCTCGAGAACCAGATCTACAACGCGGTTCGTCTCCCGGACGACTTCGCGACGTTCTCGCTGAAGGACCTGACCCGTCAGGTGCTGCGCCCGCAGGCCGAGTCGGTCGTGGATGGTCTCGCCGCCCCGCTGATCGCGGAAATGGTCGCCATCGGCGCTGGCGCAGGCCTCCCCAACGTGCTCGCCGACGGATCGAACATCATCGAGGTGCTGATCAAGCTGCGCCAGGTGCTCAACGACCGGAAGATCCCGACCGC